AAAGAGATTGTTTCTTGTGGTACTAATCTCATATAAGAATCTCCAAATATAGCCATCTGCAGTTTTAAAAGCGTGTCTCTTATCAACACCCGCGGCTGAGAATGAAGGTTTTACCGTTGAAGTGTTTGCATTTCCTGAAGCGTCTTTACTGGCCTGTAAGCAAACATAAACTTGATTATCTTCTGTTAAAACATAGTAAGTGTTGGTTGGGTAACCAACCACGTGATCTGAGAAAGCATCATATATCGAACCACTCGTCCAATTATGTCTTGGTACTACAAAAGATACGTTGGTCGTTGGAAGCTTCATTACTGATTCCACGTTATTTCTTGCTTCTCTCTCATCTTTTAAATGTCTAAGAGGTGTGATGATATTATCATTAGCACTATCATATTGATCTGATTTACCAATGCCTATAAAATATTCATGACTGTCTGTACCAATATTGATTTCGTTGAATAATAAATCTATGAATTTTATTTTAAGTGGATCTGTTGCTATTGCTACCATATCTTATAATTCCTATGCTATTGTCATCACTGATTGGTTACCAACTAGAAACCAATTTGAACCGTCCCATACACATGTGGCTCCTTCGTTTTGAGCTAATGCGAATGATGTTCCTCCAGCAAAATTGTCTGGTGTAACCGTAGCGGTACCAGCACCTTTGTTAGTAAATATTCTATATTCTCCTGTGGTTGTTCCATCGTTTAAACCTACAGCCAATGCAGTTGACTTATTACATATAATATAAGTTGCAGTATCAGCCGCATCTCCATTTGCAGTGATCGTCACCGATGTAAAAGCAGCCTTTGAAATCTGAACTGCACCTTGTCCTTTTGTCGTTAAAAATATATTTAAGTTGGATCCACCACCCGTTGCTGATAATGTTGGACCATTTGATGATGCACCATTCGCAACGGTAAACTCGTTAACGGCTGAACCTGTGGCAGTTACCTTAAATAGTTCATTCCCGTTCGTATCATTTAAAGATGTACCAACTTTAGCTGTATTTATAGTAGGTGATGTTAATGTTTTATTTGTTAGTGTTTGCGTATGTGTATCTAATACAATATTACCACTAGCATTTGGTATAACAACGCTTCTATCTGCAGAAGGATTTTCCACATATAGTCTCGTTTCATTTGCATCAGCCGTTAGACCTTCAAACAAAACTGCGCTATCTTCAAACCTAACACTTGAAGCTAATGTTGAACTGTCTCCAGGAGTTCCTAAGAAATCATATATTTCTGTAAAATTAGCATTTATCTTAGTTGCGGCAGAACGAAGTGTATCACCTGTTCCATCATTAGCCGAACTTCCTGTTGAAATGTTTTGTCTTGCCATATTATATGCTCATTTTGTTTATGTTATTTATATATTTAAACTGCAGAGTCACTATTATACTTTGTAAAAATTTCGTTGTCCATAGTTTCAAATGTCATTGACATATCTGGTCCTGGATTAGCGCTATCATCAAAAGTAAATGAATTTGTCTGCAAGAGTTCCTTAATTGATGTGTAGTAGTTTGAAAGACTACTTGCTGTATTAGAATCACCAACAATATCTGATATTGGTTGATCGAGTCTCACCCTGATACCAACTCCTGATGTAGAATCTAAGATACCAGTAATATCTGAGAAAGGACCAATAGGAGATAATAAAGCCTGGCCAGATGCAATAATGTTTGGTGCATCTTCTTCTAATGGATCGACACCGAAAGGTTCAATTGTTAGCAAGGCTTCAGTTGCTGTTAATACTTCTCCAGCAAAATGAAATCCTGCAGGATGTACAAACTTTTTATATAAGTTTTCATAGTCAGTTACTGATATACCACAACGTATTAATATAGAAAAGATTTGAAACTGAGCATTATCTTGTATAAATTTATCAGATTCAAATCCTATTCGTGATTGACCAACGGTAAAGATTTTATCTTTTGGAAAAGATACTTCAGCTTCTTGATTGAAGAAACCTCTAAAGAATCCTTCGGCCGAGTTTAATGACCCTTTTGCTCTATAAAAGTCACCGAGTAATTTAGCCATCAATCTTGGTTGTTTGAAGAATGATGAGGCCTGTAAACCGTTTCCTATTTCTTTTATCAATTCATCTAGATTAGCTTCACTTGTTTGAGCTACATCTCTTGCATACACTAATTCATTTATCAAATGACCAAAACCATGCGTTTGATTACTATCTAAATGACTGTAATATTTTTCTAAAAATGTTATAAGTTTTGGATTATCTTCCTGAAAATACTCAGGTACAACCTCACCGATTTTAGAAGTCTTGAGTGTGACTTTTCTTCTATTCAGATCTTCTAAACTATGGGGCATGATTAACTAATAACGGTTGGTGTATTTTGAAAGTCTAATGTTGCAGTAGTGGTTGATAGATCTCTATCAAATTTTAATATATGTTGACGAAGCGGTCTTACTGTGCTCTGATCGATTGGTGTTGATGATATTTTAATAAAATCTCCTTCAATCGCTGTAGGATTGAATTGCGTTAAAGTTATGCTACCACTATTAGCAGCATAAGATCCAATATTATCATTAACAATTCCGCCTGTGGAATTTATTATTTGAATCGTATTAGAAGATAATTTATTTTGTAAAGTACATGTCACTCCAGAGAAAGTAAAGTTAGATGAAGTAATAATAGGTGTGGTGTCATCGGGTTGAGCTAATTTAACCGGAAACGTAATTGTATAATCTGTTGCAGTGCCAGTCGTAACGGTAAGTCTACTTTGTAGTTTTATCGTCATTGAAGTATTTAATATCGCAACTGATAATCCATCAATTTCCGCAAGAAGAGATGATCTCCTAAACACTTTTCCGAATGCATTTAAATTATTTGTAAAAAAATCAGATATTTTATTTTGAATTGAAACCCCTGTCGTTTCTGCCGTTTCACCTGTCAAATCTGGATCAAAATTAAACGATGTGGTAGTTTCAACAAACGTGTCAATTGGATCAGCAAACTCGGTATCAATTGACATGATAGCAAGGTTATCTGTGAGTCTGGATTTTATTTGGTCTTTTGTAGTCGTTTGAGTATCAGTAGTAACATCATCTTTAAATTTTAAGCTGACATAAACTGAGCCAAAGTCAGGTGGAACATTATCATTTCCGCCCCATGCTACAACATCATCTAATACTGATGAATAGTTTGCATTTATTATTGCCTTATAGTCTTCAGCCGTTACCATTCTTTGTTGTGCTGAAAAAGCAGCAGGCGCATTTAGTTTTATTGATGAAATAGTTTCTTTTGCATCTCCACCAGCAGAGTTCGCAACAGTGGTAACCGTTGGCGTAACAGAAGCTGATCCAACTGTTACTGTTCCTGAAGGAGTAAACGTTGATGCACCATTTGGAGTTGCACCTTTTACTTGAAAATATTTTATCTCAATCTTATTACCAGCTACTGGGGCTTGACCAAGAACATTTCCCTCACCAAATGTTAGTTCATAAAAACCATTTGGCGTTTCCCTTACTATAAAAACTCTTGAGTTTGTGTCAACTCTTACCGCAGACTTTATGTCTGTATAAGTTGAAAACGTTGAAGATGAAGTTGTATCAAATACTTTTACTGTTATTGTAGTTGTATCAACAGCAACATCTGGTATAACATAAATCTGTTCATCTTCAGTATCTCCTACTAAAAATGTTTTGGTTTTTATGGCACCTTCTTTTATTGTTAGGTTTGCACTACCAGCAGTTGTTTTAAATGCAAAGTTACCCGATCCATCATTAGAAGCTATATGATCTTCAGTGGTTAAAAATGTATGTGTTACATCATCAACAGTTGTTGTGAATTCTGTATTTGCAGGAAGAGTTGCAGTCAATGTGCTTGTATCTGAAGTTTCAGCGGTTACATTGACTACCGCAGATGAAGCTGTTCTTGACCTAGGATAGTAACCTAAGTTTTCAGCATGTGATACAACCGAAGATCTAAGCTGTGCTGAATTTAAAAATGATTCATTTATTGCTAAGTTAGCCGTTAATCCATTTATATGTGTATTGTAGGCCAAGACATCTAGAATATTTGATAATCCACTTGCTTCAAAATCGTAATCAGAAAACTCTGATTGTCTTTTAAAAAAGTCTTTAAGACTACTTTTTATTGTATTAAAGTCCAGGTCTGTTGATTTAACTACTCCCATTATCTTAACCTCGTAAGTTCTAAATTTAATTCAGCAATCTCTAAAGTGTTAACTACTTGAAACTGCACTAACACATGTATGCTGTTATAATCTTCTTTTAACAAAACTTGTACACCTCTAACAGCTGCTCTTGGTTCTTGAGCGTCTATGGCTAATGCTACGGCATTTTCAATTTCAATGTTATCCATATCCTCACTTAAACTAAAAAGAAAGTCGTTTAAGTTTCCACCATAATGTGGATTAAATGGTTTCTCTCCTTTGTTAGTCATAAGAAGGTTTCTGACTGCTTGTTTTACAGAGGCTGCGTCTGTCTTCTTAAAAATCTCTCCGTTAGATTTATTAGTAAATGTTAAATCAATGTCAGTATAAGAAGCAGTACGAGAGGTTGTAATTGGTCTCGTACTGAGATTTCCATCTTCTTGAGCAAAAACTCTAGCCATTTACCTTTTTCTTCATACCGTCAGTTATTTTATTTGCCATGTGAGAAATTAAAACTTTTCTCATCGCTACCGCTCTATCTCGAGATGTAAACATATATTCTCTTACATCATCATTTTCTACTCTTAAACTAAATACAAAGAACGCTCCTTGTTTTGTAATATTACTTGCAGATCCAAGGGCTATTCTGTTTGGATCAACTCGTGTACCAAAATTAGTTTCTATTATAGACATATGTCCTCCTAGTCTTTATTGCATTGACATTGGCAATCAACACAAACATCATTAACACATTCTTTACACTCTTCATCACAATGACATCCATGGTTGCATTTTTCACAATTACTATTACATGTACATGCCATCTTACTTCTCCCTATTGTCTTTATTTATATCATTCTACATTAACTGTTGTTGCGCCAGTTGTTAAAACTCCTGCATCTACAGCATCACCAATACGAGCAACTTCTTTACCTTCTACAAAAACCGTTGAAGCGCTACCAGTTATTGGTGCCTGATGTGGAAAAGTATCTGTACTGTGTACAACTGTCTGATCATCTTTACGTGCCACTAACTCTCCCTCTGCAAATACCGTACTTTGAGTTGGAGTATCTAATGTTGAGATTAAAGTACCACCATGACCGGTTGTTAGTGAGTCTCCTTTTCTAACTATTCCTGGCATTACGCACCTTCGAAAGGATTATCTAAGTCTGATAAATTGCGCCAAGAAGCTAGATCGGTTACTGTCTCGTCTAATTGATCTAACCCTTGATTATCAGCCTTTTCATCGATCAATGCTTGATATATATTGTCATGATTAACACCAGATCCCCTCCAATATTGTAACTCGTCTCCACTACCTTTAACATAAATTCCATCTGCCCCTTTACCAGCTGGTTTTATTCTTTCATCATATATAGCATCGATTAACTCTTGCTGAGTTCCGCTATATTCTTGAGTAGTTTCATTCCATTTACCAGTTCTTTTTAAAGCCTTTTGAAATATACCAGTTGCACCGTTGTTAACTAACTTACCGTTTTTATCTTTGTATA